TCCGCCCTACACGGACACTTCCCCTAATTTGTACGCCACACACGGACACTCACAGACACAGATGTCCACTGTACGCACACAACGGACAAAATATTAGTGCAATATACACAACTATTACTGGAAATAGATCCAATAATTGTGCATATTGCACTATTAAAATCAGTTATTTTAGAACATTATGCTCTCGTGTCCGTGTGTGAGAAACACATGTTATATAAATGTTTTGTCAAATGATTTAATGTGTCCATTGAACCATTGACTTAAATGTCTATATCCATACTCGTTTGGATGTAAACCATCATTTAAAAGGTTATTTATACTATATTTATTGATAGGTGAGAATGTGTTATCAATAACATTACAATAATATTTTTTATAAATTTCATTAATTTTAATATTAAGCTCGTTTAGTGTATATCCCGCATTATTAATAGTTCCATATGCAAAGTTATTTTCTATTGTTCCACGTTTACGATTTAATGGTAGTATTCCAATTATATTACACGATGTGTTATCACGTCTTATTTTAGTTAATATATAGTTTAAAGCCCCGCACACTGTTTCATTTTGTGGATACATATCATTAATATCGCCTAGTGGCATATCATTTCCATAGTCATTTGTTCCCATGAATATGCAAACAAAATTGTTTATTGAAAAATCATGTGTATCTGCCATTGATATTCCATTTACATTACCAGACTTGTATAATAATCCGCTCCCAGTTTTATAACCAGCATCAATATTAAATATGCTTTTTAATGGATTATACCATCTGATTGTCTCATTATCTTCATACGGATATCCTGCCGTTATGCTGTCACCCATTAAATACATACTATTTGATTTATTATAATTAGTATCAATCAGCATCCACCCTGTCGGACTAGTTTTGTTAACACTGTCAAACCATCTATAAGCTACTGATTTATTATAAAGTGGAGCATTGTCAATGCTAACGATTTGCATAACCCATAATTCTCCTGCTAATGGGAATGAAAGATTATTAACCACAAAATTACCATATTTTAGATTAAATGGAGCATTTACAGCATCGCTTGTTTCTTTGTTGATAGTTACCCAGTATCCCCCACATTTTGTAAATTCATTGAAATCGTGTGTTGCAATATTATATATATTAGTATAATTAAAATTAGTCTCTAATGTTTTCCAGTTTAACGTAACTTCTTTTGTTTCTGTATTAAACCAACGATATGCAACGCTATTATTATATTTTTGAGTGTTATTCATGGTAACTACTTGTAATACCCATTTATTTGACGTTGCGGGGAAAGATAAATTGATTATTACAAAATCACCATATTTTAGATCAAACGGGGCGTTTGTTATATCGTTTTCTTCGGGCGTTACTGTTAGCCAATAACCACCGCAATTAACATAATCATTAAAATCATGAGATTGTATATTCCTGTCATTGTCATAGATAAACTGACTATTTAGCTGTCCATATATAATTCCGGTATCAGTGAATGAGGATAAACTTTTATTATATGTATATAAGTGTGAGTTTGTTGCTAAAAGATAAATTTTATTTTTATCAGTCATTTTGGTGGTACTGTTAACCACAACTGGACTGCTGATATTATTAAGATATGGGACAAAAATTTCAGCTAAACTACCATCGTTAGCCATTTCATTTAATTTGTTATCAATTTCATCCTGTACATCTAAATTTTTGAAATAATCTTGTACATAACTTTTCAGATCGTTAAAAGCATCTTGCAAGTTATCAAAATTTTTCTGCATAGCTTTCCACTGTGCAATAAGTTTGTTAAATTCTTGTAAAAACCAGTCCTGATTAAGCTCATGAAAATTAGTGTAAGGTACTAAATTTTCCATACTCATAATATAACACCTCCTATTAATATACCATTAAGCAAAAATTTTCGATAAAACTGTTTGCAATTACATCATACAGATTGAAAACAACTAAATCCCTTTCGCTCTGTATCATCTGTTGTGAAGTAGTGACACCTATATTTCCGTGTGCTCTTCCGGTTTTTGTATGCTTTCCAGTTCTCCCATCATTTACATTTTCTTTTTCTGTGTTGGTAATACTTCCGTTTTCTGTCGTGTCTCCATCCGTAATCTGTTTCGCATGATCCGCAAGCCCAGCATTAAAAGCGGTATTCTGATCTGTTATGTTAACACTATTCATTATTTCATTTGTGCTAGTGCTTTTTATTGTGTTATCTCTAGCACTGGAAGTTGTTTCATCGTCAGTATCTGACCAGTCCTCCATACGATCATAGTTTTCGATCGGATTATATTCAAGCACTGTCGTATCATATAACTTTTTCCAGTTAATCTGATACTTGTTACTCCATATCGTAATACGATTTTTCATATAAGTAAAATCTGGATATAAAATCTCCAACTCTCTCGTCCGCATCAAAATTGCATCAATAGCAATCTGTTTTACAAGCCCCTCAGGAACATTGAACCCGTCAAACAATGTGTTATCATAGTTATATAATCCCTCAACAGTTAATAAACTCAATCAGAATCACCTCCAGATGTTTCACGTGAAACATTTTCATTTGGGTTGTGTCTCCAATTTACACTTACCTCAACACCAAACATCTTTTTAACATCATCACAACTTTTCTTCCATCCATCCAACCACATTTCCATCCTAGTTGAAGTTTCAACATCATTGCTTTCAGCCTCTGAAGATATCATTCTCTCTTTCTTATCTGATCTGGCAGAGGGAATACCGACCTCAGTACAAAATAGTTCTTCCAATCTTCTCAGGGTGTCCAGAACATCACCGGCAATATAGTTCTGTCGTAGATTATTAACAAAATAATCCCACGGTTCTTCAGTCTGATCACCTCTCTGTATTCTGAGTTTTTCGTCATAGAAAACAGCCAATTCACCTCCCATAACCTGATCCATGACTTTTTTCAGACTTTCCGCTCCTGCCTTATTCCTTGCTCTGAACACATACGCAAGCTTGCTGTTCATAACGTTCATATCAAGTGATTCCATAGCAATAGCCATTTCATTCGCATATCTTCCCACCAGATCCATGATTCCACCATAGTCAGCGGTGCATTTAAAAAGAACGCACTGTTCTCCTATCACAGGTTCAATCACACCCTTTAACAGCGGATTGCTTATTACCGCCTGCGCAGGTCTGTAAAAAACATTATACCCCTTGAGTGTGCATCCCTGTGGAATAACACCAAACTTGTCCGTATTAATGATCGCAACCGTGCCCCAACAATATAAACAGTATAAAAAATAATCCTTATCCCAGTTATCGGGAACATCCCATTTCATCACAGATATAGCCTTCTGTAACAAATATCTCTGAAAATACCAAAATAACTGAGTATTTTTGCAGTGGTTAGTGCTCGGGCTTATGCTACTATTATACTGATTGATATAATTATACATTACAGGAGCGCCAACACCTGTATCACATCCAAACATATATTCACCTCCTATAAGCTATTAAAATAATCAAACCACGCTCTAGCATATCCGGCACGTTCCTGATGTATACTAGCAGGTCTTTCATAATTTGCCTGAAACGCAAGTGCAAGGTAACCTGCATCCTGTGTACTAACACTCCACTCTCTCCAACTTAAAGGGTATGCACTCGTGCTATACCATTGTGGCTCGATACCCCAGTTTTTAATTCCAGAGCTTTGCTGAAACTCTGCAAAAATAACGCTCAACTGTTTTTGTCCATCATACCAATCATCATGATTTCCAAACAGCACGTCAAGAACATTATATAAATCAGTTGGGGGTGTCCACTGTACAAGCCCATGTCCAGTACCTCCAATTTCAATCAACGCAGGATTGAAAGTGCTTTCCTGTTGTATGTTTCCACACAGCCCCGCTATAGCGTTTACACTCCATCCCTGTGACTTAAAATAATTATATATCACGGTTGCGTTATTTATGGCTTTTTCATTATTTCCACACAGGTTGGCTTCGGGATTTCCGAAATACTCACTATTTCCACCGATCTGCCAGTCACCGCCAGAAAAAGGCCAACGATAACAATGTGTGTAATGAATACCGCTCTGAAGATCATACGTATTAATACTAACCTGATCCGGTAACGGTTTTTTTGAACTGTGCGCTCCCATTGTATGACCGCCATTTTCCAGATCGTGAACAATTTCCGTATGCTGATGTTCACTAGTATTAATAACTAGAATATCACCAACGTGAAAATCAAAAGTTGCAAAGTCTGATATTATAATTTCTTCAAAGCCAAGACTTTTCAAAATTCCACCCATGGTATAAGTTGTAAATGGCCATGCACTTAAATTGATCTCATAGCCTGCATGTCCCAAACCATACCACACAAATGATGAACAATCATAGTAGGTTATGCCATTAACTGTACGCTCGTTTCTATATTCTTGTGAATAACCAACCGCAGGATCATTACATTTTTCAATCCACCAATTCATAGCCAATAGCATCAACCCTCTGATCCCGCCAGCTCCACCAGATCCCCATGGGTTCTGCCCTGCATTAGCACTTGTCATAAGCGCAACAAACATTGAAATATTGCTTGCAGGGAAACTACGCATAAAAAACACCCCCCTCAAGGAATTGTTTGATCTGTTCTTTTTCGTTCCGAGTTGCTCCGTGTACATTAATCGAACCATTTTCAACCACATAATACCCAGCGCCTAACTCCTGCATTGTGCCATTTTTCATATAAGGTCTGCCATTATCTGCCCTATCTTCATCCGTGATTTTATAGAATGTTTCAATAACGAAAGGTATACGTGCTATTGATAACAACGTGCCATTAACACCTCTGGTATGTACATCGGGTATCGCACTCTCAACTGCATTTGCAACTCCTGACGCACTTCCCAAAAAATTGCCAGAAAATAAATTCCCGATACTACTTAGCAAATTACTTCCACTTTCAATAATGTTTGCCCGTAAATCACTCACTTGTATGTTAACTCCAATTTGTGCATATCCACTATATAAAGTAACACCTCCTGCGCTCACTGACATTACACCAACTCCGCCCATACAGTCAATAGTTTCGCTGACTGTCACGTTCTCAGCACTTGCAACTTTTCCTCCGTCAATTTCAAACGTACCCCACGGATCTATAGTTAACTGAATCCTACGAAATGGTGAAGCGTTTAGAAATGTTCCACGTGAAACTTGTGGGTGCTGAGAAATCGGCACCTCAAAAGTCCTGCTGTAAAAAGGTTTGTTACCTAGTTTTAAAGCGGTAACATCGCACGACCAAAAACCAAACTTAACTTCACTGACCGGTGTACTGCCTGCGCCAACATTTTCACAAGGAAACCACATAACACTTGTCAGATATTGAAACGGATTGAACAAACATTTTAGCAAACTATCTGTGATCTGCTGACCTGAGTTGTTCGCCCAGTCAAGAGTAGAAAATATCTTTGAGCAAAAATCTGCAAAATTAGTGGGAATAAAAGCATAAAAATTTGTAAGTCCATCCTCACCCACAATGCCACAAACAAAATACCCCTGATTTAAACCATACTCAGCAACCGGAAATAAACCATCATTAACGACTGTCCGTTTCTTAACTGGTGTTGACAACGTTGGATATAGAGTGTCCATCACATCCCCATCAAAACTCGTAGAGCTTCTGATAAAAAACAAATTACTTGCCTGTATCGTATCACGGTACGTTGCCAGCACATCCACAACGCAATGTGCAATCCATGTGTTGTTTCTGTACTCCCAGTCCTCCACCCAGTATGATCTTCCAAATTCACTGATTTCACAGTAATTCCAAGACGGGGCGGAACCCCCATTTCTCAGAATGATTTGTGGATTTTCAATAGAACAAGGCTCATTAATATTACAGGAAACGGCGGTAACATCACCGCCGACAACTCCTGTAGAATTAACTCTTTTGCTTGCTGTCTTAAAATTGACTGTTACCGCCATTATTATTTCCTCCTATTCCAGAACAAAAACAAGTCCATTTTCTGTAAGATCATTCCAGTAACGATCTGTGAAATGATAGTAGATATTCCAGTAACCTCCTGCGCTATTGAAAGGCGTTGTGCTACTCCACTGCTTGATCGTAGTGAGACCCATAGCCTCTTCGTCAAACAGTACGGCAAAGATATTGCCCATTGCCTGAGCTTCACCCTTTTCAACACTTCCATCCGGGATCATAACGCTAGGCGTAACATTAATATTCATCGGACTCTCAAGTGTCTGCCAGAAATTAACCTTTTCATTTGTGGCAATCTTCAAATACTGGTCATGGAACGTGTTACTCAGAACCGTAGTATCGGCAGTATGCAAATCTGGGCTGAAAATCATGATGTTCTGCATCTGTAAAGGAGTATGTCTTGCAATCTCTTTTCCCGTGATATTCGCATGGAATCGAGTTGTTCTCTCTGTGAAAAAGTCCATGTAAGTCATGATTTTCGCACAAGCCCACTTATAAAAACTCGGGAAATTCTCCGCTTTTCTTACATCCTCGGCGGTTAACTTTGTCCCGTTCTCAGTATTGTACATCGTGAGCAACTTAACAACGTGCTCTCCAGTATATCCCGCTGTTGATGCCGTAACGTTTGTCTGCCAGATATTTTTTGCCCCGATATAGTTTGCAACGCACGCCCTAGCCATACTCTCGTGAGCCTGCTCGATCATGTCCATCGTGTTCTGTGTGTACATACTAATGAACTGTCCAAACTCATCAGGATTTCTGAACGCCTGATCCAACTGATCTCTGAAATACGTCCTATGTCTCTGGAATACCTGACCGCCATAGAAATTGGTCTGTAAAACTTTTCCTTTTTTGATCTTATACATATCCACCGCTGTATCATCGGTAAGTGGCTGTCTCTGATCGTTTTCCCAATCATCGTCCAGCATCCCTAACTTACGCACATGGTTTCCCCACTGTTGTGTAGTTCTTCTCAGCCCCTTAAATTTAGCATTGTAAGGCCGTACAGAAAAGATCGTCCTGTCTAATACCTGAGAAATGCTGTTCATAATCCTGTCATTACCCACAAGTAACGCTGTCTGTGCCTGTGCTACGAACGAGCTTGTGTCCGTTGCTTTCATAGTTTCAACGCCTGTGGCCTGTTTAACGATATCATTCAGCACTGTGCTGATCTGATCGAAACTTAATGTATTCGCCATTATTTTTCACCCCCTGTCAATCCATCATAGTTTGGTGGATTGATAATGCTTGCTATAGCATCTTCTGTTGTAACCTGTTTGGGAACTGTGTTCTGCATCAGATTAACGTTGTTACTCTGTACCGCACTTGTGAGACTTTTCAGAGCATTCAGAACATCATTCTGTTCACTGATCTGCTGAATCTGCTGTGTCTGCGGATATGCCTGTGCCTGTGGCTGTGGCTGTGGAAACATCTGTGGAAACTGCTGTGCATATCCCTGTACACCCTGCACTGGTGTCTGTGACTGCTGATAGTTCTGTGGATAGAACTGTGGCTGTGGCTGGGGCTGTGGCTGTGGCTGTGGCTGTGGCTGTGGCTGGGGCTGTGGCTGGGGCTGTGGCTGTGGGGCACGCTGGGTTGCTGTACCTGACATTGTGAGGATTTCGTCTTTTGTGAATCCCGCTGAAATAAGTGTGATTAAGTTGTCTAATGTCATATTTTGTAATCCCTCCTGAGATAATTTTTATGTGAAAAGCCTGTGGAAATGATACCGTCATGCTCGTAAGTGACTGCATACCAGTTTCCAGAATAGCATCCTAGACAGATACATTTTGTGTTTTTCGGCATTTCTGCGATAACTGTCCCGTCTAGGTTAGGCTCTGCCCTGATCATCAGAGGCTCTGTGTTCGTTGTGACGATGTACACACCTCTGATATTTTTGTTGTAGTTAATCGTCATTTTTTTCACTTCCTGTAATATGGTCTGTGAGTTTGGTTAGTGCCTGAGTGTTGTTGTTGAGTGCGTCTGTCATGTTTTTCATTTCTTCCTTGTGTGCGTCTGTTTCTTTCTGCCAGAGATAGAAAGTGGCGATAAGGCAAGCGCAAGGCACACCAATGTTACTGATAAGAGTTGATAACGAGTTAACGTCCATATTCCACCCCCATTGATTATATTTAGCACAACATATAATATGTTTCACGTGAAACATTAAAGAAAGGTGAGAAATGTTTCACATGAAACAAAACATATGCAGGCTTTGACACTCTGCATATGTGACGAAAGATTAAGTGCTACAAATTCCTGAGCTGTACATACTCATGCACATTGGATCATTATGATCCCACGCTCCCAACGTGTTGTACGTGTGCCACGAACACTTGTCTTTCTATGAAAGATAATATCAGATATAAAGCACAAAGTCAATATTTATTTTTAAAATATATCTCAAATAGAGACTTGCTTGTGATATCCTCAAACAGTACCTTGTTTGATAAATACATATCCCATAAATAAATAAAATCTCGTCTGAAAGCTTTCACATCCTTGTCCGTATTGGAATACTCTGGCGGTGTACCAGAGCTATGCCGTGTTACATATATTAAGTCTTTTCTCTTGTGCTGATATATTGTAATAGCATCCATTTTACATAGAGGTATCAGTTCTTTAATGTTCATGCTTTTAATTCCTGAATAATCAGCGGAATAAAATTCATTTCCTAGTGCCATCCTGTTAAATGCTGAATCTGATCCAGACATTTTATACAGAGCTGTGTCTTTTTTCTTTTCAGAAATCGGCGAATCATACAAGTTAAAAAGTCCAATACCTCTATCACGTATAATAGACAGAGATTGTTTATTAATATCCATGTTCGATACTTTTTCCATTAAATTATTCTCTATAAACATATCACATGATAAACTTTCGGAATTGGAAAACAATAAAAACTGTATTGGATTAATACCCTCGAGTTCACGGTTTCGATTCATTGTTTCATATGCGTTTTTAAAAGCATATCCGGCATTTTCAACTCTGCGTTCACGTTTTTCAGGGATAAACTCATCATATATCCCTATCTCAACGTCTGATGCATCAAAACCCCGTAAATTGGCAAAAGTATTTAATGCTATAGCATAACCAAGTATATTTCCAGTATATTTTATTTTACCATTTTCGTCAATTTCTGCGTTATAATACACCGCAATATTTTTTCCGACACTTTTCGGATATATTGACCATCCCAGATCGTGATTTAATTTTTTAAAAGGTGAAAGCTCTGGAATTTTAATCATATCAATCTGTGTCTGCAATGATCGCATATAAGCGAAAATTTTTTTATGCTCAATACAGTATTTAAGAGCACCGTAAGTTTTCCCCGTACCACGTCCGCCCCAGATGTAATTGAACTTTTGTCCATATCCTAAAACAGCGGGTATCGATAGATACCCACTGTTTTCATAAAATGATAACATATTATTTCTGTGGCTCTGGCATAGGAATATTCTTTTCAGGATATCCCATACGGGCTAACGCACGATCTGGGGAAACAATCGCACAGATTAAATAGTCACGACCTGATTTTGAAGTTCTATGAAGTACTTCAATAAAGATCGTATCTATTTCATCTTTATAATCTGACATTTTATCAATAATGTCAAAGAAAGTTTCACGGAACGTTGCTGACTGTCCGCTGTATACCTCCCCAGTGTTTGCATCCTGGATTGAAACACATATGATTTCATTTCCCGAGTTATCCACTGTTTTATATTCTACCCATGATCCAACACAAATAAGATCCCCGTTTTCTAAATTCTTGAGGCTTATAATTGCGGGTGATTCAATTAACGCATACTTTTCAAAAAAATTTAATTCATTTGATTTATTAATGATTGTATACTGTTTAGACATAATTATTCTCCTTTTTTATTTGGTGATTTTGTAAAAGTTGCATGTTTTAAAAATACTTCTGCATCCATACCGTAGATATGGGTTTCCTCTTCGTTTCTCTCCCAGTCAATAACAATTCCAAGATTTCTCTTTCTGATCTCTTTGACGATCTGATCGTCTGTGAGATTTCCGATTAAGATCATTTCCTTTGTAATCTCACATTTGTTTTCTGGATCGTAGCATATAACGTTGATTTTGTTAACTGTTAACTCTCTTGTAATTTTCATGTTCTCACCTCCTTGTAATATCTCTTTACATGAATTATTATAACACATATGTTAATTTTTGTCAAACGTCTCTTTAAATTCTTTTAATGTTCTTGCGTCTGCCAAAATACTTCGGTACTCATCTGTTATTCCAATAGTGTAAGTTGACGGTCTGATAACTACGTTTTGTGTAATTTTTAAAACATGTTTTCCCACGGTGAAATCCCCATAAGGAACGTCATTGTACACGCTTTCAGTTCCTCCCGACCGTAAAAAGGTGAAACCAATTTTAAAGGCTTCAATTCCTCCATGTTCTTCCAACTCATCTGGTGCAAGCTTTTTATTAACTCCTGCGATTGTTGCGTTAAGTTTTCCGACTTTAGTTCTATAGACATATTTTTTAGCACCAATGGTGGAGAATTCAGTATACACATCCTCGAATTCATACACCCCCATATAATGTTTAACGCCATAACGGTCTGTAGCGTATGCGGAATTGGATATACTTTGCTCTTTTCTCTCAGAATTGTATCTATCAAATAACTCGTCAATATTATCACCTCTTACTTTTATATATTTTACTGAATCCGTATCGCTGTAAACGTAACGATCTCCAACTATGTTTATACCCTCTTTCAATCGCAGGCGTGCCCATGCTGTTACCCAAACACCCCATTGATAAGGCAAGAATGCTGTTCTGTTATATTTAGTGAGTAATGTTTCACGTGAAACATTTTCATCAACTGTATATATGTTTTCTGCCGATTCTGTGAATATTAATGGTTGTTTCACGGGTGATTGAACCATCATTCCATAGCCGGAATTAAGCAATGCCTTTTTCAAGTTGTAGAAAAGTTCCTGTTCTATTATACCTTTTAATTCTGTTTTGTCCGTATAATATTTACGGAAAATGTCTTTCAACGGTTCTGGCAATGCTCCGTATTTGCTCTCATAACACTCTGTTATTTCAAAATGTTTCCATTTGTACTCATGTTTCATTATCTCATAATCAATATCAGTAAGCGTTGTTTCGATATATTCAGCGCTTAAAATACGCCCATTGTCAAGTGTTTCACATGAAACATTTCTACATTTTGAATATGAAATATAGGGAGCTCCGTAATACTTGTCGATCTGCTCAATACCTGTTATTTTACATCGGAATAAGAGTGCTTTTCCTCTATCCAGTTTCTTATCTATATCAGATTCATCTATTGATCCGATATATACAAAACGTGTCATCGGGAAAACACAATTCAACACAACGTCAGGATAAGAGGATGACCTATCATATGAACCGATTCCTAGAATATTTTTACCATCTGCACGTATCACGGTTCCTGAGTAATAACGGTTAGCGTGAGTATCTCCGCCCCGAAACGCCTCCTCTAGCAGATCGAAAACATCTATAGTCGGAAAAATATCCTTGTGTTTTCTTGCCCATCCATACATTGCTTTTTTCGTTTCACGACGTACATAACCGGTTGATGTTAATGGTAGTGTATATAGATTGTCATTCGACAGTATCATACGTTTATACATTGCTTCAACTAGTCCGATTGTGTCGTATGTACTATACTGTATTTCATAATCGGTTAGTTCTGTCCATGGAAAACGTTTTTTACTGTAATCAAATTTTTCACCTGATAATTTTTGGTGTTTTACTTTCATTTTTGAGGTAAACGTATTTAGTGACATATTAGTTTGCAGATATGAACACCTAAATTCAAATCGCTCTAACATTTCACATTTCAATATTTTTCGTGATTTTATGGCAAAAACTTCATCCGGTGAAAATGTATATATACCACGCAAAAACTGAAATTCATATGAAAGATTGTGTACAAAAATCATGTAATAAGCGTAGTTATCGTCATTCATAAGATTATCAAGAAATAACTCAAATTCTGTCCACGTTCTTCCAATTATCGTATCAATATGTAAATCATCAAGAAAAAGAATTGAAAACTGCCAGATATACATTATTGACTGCTCGATATCTTCCAACCTAGTTGTTTCGATATCGAAAGCACACAGGCAATTTTTATAACCCTTTGCTTTTTTACTTCCTCTGTTAGATCTAGTATCATGTAAACATGGTAAATTCTGTATTCTATTAAAGTTATAAGTATCTACTGTATACAGATTTTCCATATGTTACCTCCTACGTTTACGTTTACCTGCTTTCCTTTTCTGACGTTTTACTTTTTCTTTCTTTGCTATTCCAGATTTCAATTTTGAAATGTTTCGGGATCCCGTTTTCAGAAATTCCTTATATAGCTCTAACATTTTGCCTGTACTCAGCTTTTCACCATCAGAATATAACTCAACGGCAAAATCTGAATCATATATACGATCCGAAGCAAAATCCCGAAGCTGTTCCATAAATCTACCAAAATTTAGTAAATCCTCATGCGTTTTTAACTCTGTTCCATACACATCATTGATGTGTTGCATCTGTTCTTTTTCCTGTTTTTTCAGCCCTGTGACTGTTGTTCTATCTGATGCAATAATAGTTGATAGTTCGGACAACAAGTGATAGAGTTCTCTATCACTTGTAATATCTTTCAACTGTTTGTAGCGTTGTATCGGTCGATCCGCTACAAGGTTGATATCTTTATAGTCAGATTTCAGTAATCTTTCATAACGTTTACGCCAGATTGATCTTAACCGTGAATACTCTTTTCTAACGTCTTTCATATCCCACGTTAATTCCAACGCAAGCGGTGTATAATCGTCTTTTGACCTGAGCAATCCCTGCGGTTTACTCTTCTTCTTCAAATAAGACTTTTTTGTTGTCAATCGGAACACCTCCCTCTAATTTATTGTAGTATACAGGACGAAAATTTTCTTCAAACTCGACAACGTAGTCTTGTACGATTGCCATTGCGACTGCACCTGTGTATGCCTGCACTAGCAGGTAATCACATTTGTATTTACACTGACTTTTAAGGATGTTCGGTGTATTTAATTCTTTTATATACACTTTATACCATGATTTTTTACTGTTTAGTGGTCTGCTCATTGTATAACCTCCATTTCTCTACACATCTCAGGATATCGTCAAAACTTGCCATTGCACCCCACATTATATAGGGTTTATGATCGAAACATTTTTTAAATTCAGAACAACATTCTGACTGACTGCATGAATGACAAAATTCAGTATTATTACATATAAAACATATATCACAATAATTTTTCATTTCTGGTATTCCCCCCATTTATAAATACATTTCAAGAGATCTTCATGACTTGTCACATTCGACCATAGCATATCTGGAGATGTCTCAAAACACATCTGAAATTTATCACATATTTCTTCGTATCTGCACTCCTCGCACTCTTCAAGAGTTGTCCGTGCATTACACGCAAAAACAATTTCAAAAAATCCAACACTCATCCTTTATAACCTCCTGACCATTTCGCCCCACACCAAACACCGTACGGAAATATTAATATAGCACCAAAACCAAACCACAAAATTGCATCCAACATTAGTACACACACCTACTTTCTATTTCTTCTTTGATCCATTTTCGTTCCCGATAACGCCACGGGAACCGCATAAACTTGTACTCTTGCAATAGCTCACGAGGTGTGAGCCATGCAAGATAATTTTTGTAGCTTTCATCGTAGTCTGTCATCTGTTCACCTCTCTTTCATTTGATAACATTATTATATATCATTATTTAGATTTATTCAAAGTCCACATTGTTCATAGAACACATGTTCGAAAACATCACCCCTGTATGTGTTTCCCATACACGGACACAAGAACATAATGTTCCAAAATAACTGATTTTCATAGTGCAATGTGCACAATTATTGGATATATTTCCTTTAATAGTTGTG